CCAGTAACTTTTGATCTTCTTCAGACAACTTGGCTTGGTAACTTTTCGGTTCAAAGGATTGTTCCTCAAATTCAATACCAGAAAACAGATATTGAGTGGCAGTTTAAAGTAAATAGTGGAACACAGAGCGTCAGCCTTATCGTGCAGGGAATGTTGCTAAAGAACGCAGATTAAGATGCAAATAGGGGAGTCAGCACAAGCCAACTCCCCTACTGCACCAACCAACCACCAAGCTATTTAATATATTCCAACCAGCTCATCAGCCCCATTCCGATCAAAGCCCCAAGGCATAAGACAATCCACCACTTTAGAGCTTCCTCAATACCTCTGCTTTTCATTTAAAGTCCACCTTCTTTATGCATTTGCTTTTTGCTAGGCTCAAGAGCTTGGCTTGAATAATATCCTTGCACTTCATCAGAGCCTCAAGCTCGCACTCGGCATAGATTGCTTTAGGCCAAACCCTCTGCCAACGGCGATTGAAAATGTGCCACAGGCTTTTGCCCTTCTGCTTTTTAGAGTCCCGAAGCTCTACAGCGTGGCAACAATTAAACATTTCCTTTGCCTCCTTTTGCATTTTAATGATGATCATTTCTTTAACCCCAGCTTGGTCAGCGTCTCGTTATAGGACAAAAGACCATCCGATCTTTTGGAGAGTTGCTTTTCAGCTTGGCGTTCCAAGCGGTCATCTTCCTCCAGCACTTCATATGCTTCATCGAACAAGGACATTCCCTTGTACGAGGAGTAGGTCTTTGTGTACTTGGGCTTCCAATCCCAATGCATATTCGAGTACCAGTTGCCATCGGAGTGCTTCGTCCAGCCACCATTGAACATGAACGCTCCCTCGCTATCCAAGACGCAGAACTTACCGCCCATCTTGGACAAAGCATTCCGTCCAGCAACCGCCACGACAAGTGCCGAGGCTCTGGAGTCGGAGAACTCGCCATCAACTTCGAGTCCGTTACGCTTTAGCACGGAGGCGAGGACGCTGTTCCAGTCAGACCAAGTTCCGTTGTGGAAAAGAACCGAGTCGCTTTGCCCTTGGAGAGCTTGCGATGGGCGAGGGCTGATGGGGAACGGATGGCACAGCACAGGCTTCACACCGCCAACAGTTGCGATGCGGAAGTGAGCCACGACTGCACCCGACTTGGTTTGCATAATGTCGTGGATGAATTCGGCATCGACTCCCTTGCGGAAGGTCGGCTTGCCGTTTTCGAGCCAAGCCACGCCACCGCCATCACGATTGCTACGCTCGCAACGCTTGAGGGTTTCGAGTGTCGGGCGATTCTTTTTGTTCGGACTTACTACGATTACACACATATTATTTTATTCTTTCTTGGTTGGTTGTTTGGTTGGTTTGGTTTAGATCGACCCTCTCACATGAGACTGCCAGAGGGGGGTCGACATCAGTTCAACGGCTTGGTCAACGGCGATGTAGCAATGGCCACGCTCGGAGGCGACAGGGAGCGAACCATTTTTCAACCGATCAAACCAAGCACAGGAGGCGTATCCCCAATTGAACATCGAGCGAGAGAACCGCTTGAGTGTGGGGAAGAAGTTAGTGATGTCCCTGCGAGAACGCCAAGCCCAGATGGTGCGGAAGAGTTCGGAGGCGAGAGTCCGCTCGATTCTGCGGGAGCTAGACCAGTTGGGGATATTGGCTCGGTTGGCTTCTTGGCAAATCAAGAACACGCTGGAGATGATGAGCATAATCTTGTTGGGGTTGAGGGTTGTGGAAAAACCACGGAACTCGATGCAACCAGTAGAGCGAAGCTTGGAGAAGTTGATGAGAGCGTACTTGCCGATGTTGATGTTGAGAGTTCCGTAATCTTTGGCTCGCTTGATTTCAGCGTCCAAGGTGCGGGAGGGGTGCAACGGACACCATTGGCTGAGATCTCTACGCTCGGCATTTTGTCCGTACAAAACAGGGGAGAGCTTGAATCCGAGACGAGCTACCTTCTCGCACCAGTTCAAGATTTGGGCAGGGGAGGACGAACCGCACGAAGTGCCAGCGTGAATCGTCACATGGATTCCACCTTGAGTTGCACCGCCCATCCGAATCGGACGCTTTGCTCCGATTGCCTTGAGGAAAGTGAGGAATTCGAGGATATGCTGGAGTCCTTGATCGCCCTTGAGGACAGGGGAGACGAACTCGCATTTTTTGAATCCGTTGGCCGTGCGGATGGAAGGATCTTCGTCCGCTTTCCAAGTTTCACCAGCGAAGCGGGGAGCTTGAACAACTGAGCCGTTGGAGAGAGTAACCTCGGTAACAGGGAGTCCGTTGCCGTGGTAGCCAACCCGAATGGCGATGTTGGTGGGAATTTGAGTTTCGATCTCGATTCCGAAGGTCGTGTGGTTGTTTATCATGGGAGTGAGTATGCCCTTTCCAAACCCGCTTGGCAAGATTTATTTTCAATTATTTTCGAGAGTAAGACACACAATAGGTGTGCTTTACAGAGGGGAGCAAAAATAACCTTAAAATATTTATTTAAGGCAGAGGAAATTTACGATTTTTGATTGCTCTTCCAGCGTGGTGTTGCTCATCCGAGTAACGAATGGAATTAGTTCTCTATCTTCCGCTATGTTTTTATACTTTGTATCTCTTCCCTTCAAAAAAGTTTCCGATTGGTTTGAGCCTCTGGCTTTGTATCTTTTTTCTAGCATTTTTTTTGGTGCAGTTAAAATTAAAATTCTTAACTTCGTGTATGGAAGAACAGATAGGAACTTCAAGAAAGACGGCGTGAAAAGCCTATCCCCCTCAAACAATATATTCCTCTTCACATAGCGTACAAAGTCCTGTGCCGTTGGCTGGACTGCCATACTTAACTTGTCCGTTCCAGAGAACAATTCGTTCGTCTGGTACTTTCCCAAGATAAAAAGATCGAGCATTTGGCTGTACATACAAGGGATAGATTTAATCAGTCTGTTTTTAGATGCTGGCGGTGCTGGCTCTAGCGTCTGCCACTCGCCGTGTATCTCGATAAACTTCCGCATCAAAGTGGTTTTGCCAGTAGCGGGAGAGCCACCTATTGCGGTTATTGTTCTCATCTTTCGTTTAGCCAATCCAGCCGATTGATTTGACCAGAGTTGTCCTTGGATATAAATGAGTAGCCCCTCTTGTCGATACCTTTTTTAGAGACTAGCCTCTTGTCCAAAGTTTCATTCCTCGCCTGCCATAGAACTTTCCACTCGATTCCAGACCACTCATCCCCCTCGGCCTTGCTGATTTCCTCTGCCTGCCTGTCCAGATAGTATCCTAGATACCTTCCGTGATGGTTTCTGAATAGTTTTTTATAGGAGCAGAGGCAAGTTTCCATCGAAAAGGGGTCTGCGTATTTGGCTACATCTGGAAATCTCTGCCTTGTTTCGAGTAGAATCTGATTGCCTTCTGATTCCAGCGAATTGTACTCGATTGGCGTTAGCCTTGAATTGCACCTATCGTCCTGTCCTAACGCAAGAATAAGGCCATTTCTGTGCGATTTTGAGCCATCGTAGTCGTTCAGCATCAGTCCTGTGGGGTAAATATCCACACTAGCCGTCTGCTTTAGGTGCTGTAGGTAAAACCAAGTCGAGTATCTGCCGAACTTATGCAGGCTATTCTTCACCCCATTCCAGAGGCTAGTAAAGGATTCTGATTCGTTTGACCCTAGAAGGCTAGTTATCTTCTCTCTTTGCGTCCTCGCACCTATGAACTTTTTGTACGAAGCGAACATAGACGGCAAGTGCCCCTTGTTCCACTTGGTGTCTGTTTGGTATCTCAGTCTCTTGTAGTTCTTTTGATTCCACTCCTCTATTCTGGACTCCGTGGCAAGCTCGAAGTCTGGAAATTCATTCATCAGAACCCAAGCCGTGGGTAGGTTGTATGTGTTTCCGTATAGCCAGCACAGCCACAGCCTCTGCTCGTCATTGTGTTCGTATCTTTTGTTGATGTAGTTCGTCATCCAAACGGCAGGGTCGCAATCCAAGAACCGCAAAGACCAAGCGTACCATCTTATGAATCCCTCTCGCCTGTTCGCCTTATCGTATAGATTCATTTCTGGAAAAGTGCGTTGCGTAGCCAGAAGCTTCCAGCCTTGGCGATTGCGGTGTTTACTTCCTCTAACTTCTTCTGGCTGAACTTGTGTCCCTCTATGGTTTCTAATGCAAGTTTTTTGCACACCTTGGGGCTGGGGATTCCGATGATTGGATGCTTTACGCAAGCATCTCGATAGTCCTTCTGCTCTTGAACTGTCTGGAATATTCTTTGATCCGACCTCAGAGAGCCAGTTGGATCAACACCCCAGAACACAAGTCCGTTTCTAATGTGCCAAGTCAGCGATGACGGAGTGCAGGAAAGCTTTAGCCTCTTGCATTTTTTCTCCAAGCACGAATACCTTATGAACTCCCGCCAAAGCAAAGACGCATACCCTTTCCCCTCGTTGCCCTGCGTAGTCACTATCTCGTATAGATTCACATACTCGTCTCGGTTGTATGTGCAGAAAATGATGGAAACTATCTTGCCATCAACCTCAAGACCAAGCGGGGGATTCTTTTTGTAGTTCTCGAATCTCTTCCAGAGGCTATGCGAGTTGGATAGGAACTTGGTATTATCACCAGATGGAGATGAATTTAGGGTGGAAACTACAGAATTCTCACTTAACAGTTTCATAGTTTATTTGTAGGTCAGTTGATGTTGCACCAGAATCTTCCTCGGTTATGCAGAGGCTTTTGTCTGCCTTGTAATAGACATTTGGTTTAGCTCTCTCGATCTCCTCCGAGATGCCAGCCCTCTTGAGAATGTCTGCCGTTGAGGATACAAAGATGTTATTTTTCACACGGCAAAAGTAAAGTGGCCTTTTTCCGTTGCGGTAGAACCTTATATGCCCCTCTGGGTGTAGCTCACAGCAGGCTATCGAGGCATTTTCCCACTTTTTGAGAGGGTTTTTCCCATCGAGAATAGATTTTAGAAGAAGCTCTGTGTCGTTTCTTGTTTCACAATCGTAGCCATACAATTGCTTCCAGCTTTCCGCAGGCTCTTGGGTGATAACTCCGTTATGTGCTACAGATAGTTCGTCTGTGGATATGGGCTGGTTAAAGTTTAAGTCGCTTGTCGAGTACCTACAATGCCCGATGAGAGCTAGATTTTTGTCTTTGTCGAGGTAGCTAGGAAAGTTTAGCTGAAAGTTATCTGCCTTTTCTGGAGTTTTCTCCGTGAATACTTTTCCGTCTCTTGCGTAGGAGATTCCAGTAGCGTGTAGCCCCCTTATTTGGGACTGATTGAATATGTTTCTTAAAAGCTGAAAGTCTGTAAAGCTAGGATTAACGCACAAGGCACCTACTACAGAACACATCTTTACAGCTTAATAGGCTTGCCGTTATAGGAAAAGCTTTTTTCTTTAGCTATCTTTGCCTTAATTCTTTCTAGTACCGATGGCTTTTTCTTCATATCTGCCACCTCCTGCTCGGTTAGGGTCTTATATTCGTCATCGTCCATTCGTTGTTCGATTTGATTGCTCATTTTACGATCTCTGCCTCGATTAGCGTGTGATAAACAAATTTATCTTCTCCTTTAAGAACTGATGCGACAGGAAGTTCCTTTCTTGTAACAGATGTAATTCTTAAAGGTGTTTCTGGACGAAGCAATACTTCTTTTTCCTTTAGAAAGGAGGACGCAAAAGACGGCATCTTTACTCCTACTCCATCAGCATTTTTGACTTTAATTAAAACCTTTGAGCCATAGTACTTTCTTCCTTCTGTTCTGCCCTGCATTGTTTTTTCATCCCAGTTGGAAAATTCTTCTGCGATTGTTTTGTCCAGAGAAAAAGAAGAGAATCCAAAGTCACTTATATTTTCACCTACCCTTGCGGTTTTGGCGAGTTTGTGTGCCTTGCTTTCGCTTAATGGCCTATCTATATTTGTTTTAATTCCTCTCCATATTTCACTCTGCTTAATTTTAGGAGCTAAAACTAGTGCGGTTTCCATTAAAGCAGCCATTTGAAGAGCCTCTAGGTCTGGAGAGTCTGATTTTCTGCTCAAGTCTCCCATATCACGCAAGGATTTATTTACCTCTCTGTGTCCGTCTCCAGCGTATTTGTGAAGGCTTTTTGCGATTTCAACTGCTTCTTCTTTGTCCACATTGTTTTCAGCAAATGATTTTGACCATCCTACTACATCCTGTTTGTATTCCTCGTCGTGTTCTCCGAGTGTATGCTCTCTTTTAGGTGGACCAATAACTTGCATAAATTCTAGTGCGTATCCTTGCTCTGTTGGATTTAGTTCTTTTTCGATAGCTTCAGCCTGCGTTAATTCTTCCTCAGAAATTCCCATTGGGGAAATTGGCATATTTTCATCCTCATCGTAGATCGGCATTCCTTGTTCTGGCTCACTAGCAACGGAAGCTCCACCTCCGCTAGTCCACTTTCCGCTTGAATCCCTATCTTGCGAGGGGTCATAGAATGAAATGATCTCAAATCTTTCCTTGCCCTCAATAGCTTCCTCAATCGAGATGCGAAGAACATCTGCCAGATAAGATACGACATCGTCTATGGGCGGTTGATTAACTTGAAGCTTGATCGTCTGAACAAAAGCCTGCATCGGTTTTACTCCGATCTTTTCCCTTATTTTGTTTGAGATTGTTCTTCCAGTTCCTTTTCCACGATACTCGTCTGCTATCTGCTTGAATATCCCTCTGGTAGCAGACTGCCCTGCCAAAAACGGAACAAGAGAAGGATTTATCAAACCACCAACAAGGATTTTATATCTGTCATTGTGTACGCCTCGAATCGCTCCGATTGCTCCTGCTCCGACAACACGAAGGGCATCGCCTGCCGTATTCAGAAACTCCTGTCCATCGCTACTGCCGAGCCACTTTTTGATCTCTGCTGTCTTTGTAGCTCCGTACTGACCTGCGATTTTTGCACCACGCACTCCCTTGATAATTGTATTCACTCCTTTTTTTACTGCTTCGCTCGCCACATCTGCCTTGGGATTATCTCTTTTGATTCTTTCGATGAACTTCCCCTGTGCTGATGCCCCGCTTACAGCCCACTTTCCAGACTCGTCCCGCTGTTGGCTTGGGTCGTAAAGAAGCGTTGCACCTTGTTCCTTTAGTGATAATAGGTCGGATTTTAGCTGTTCGAGATTTGTCTTATCCGTAATCGGACCACCGACAATCCAAGCATCGCAAGTCCGAAGCGAGGCACACTTAAAATCAAATATCTCACAAAATCCAAGGTCGCCAGCTTGCTCGACTTCCTTGGCATCCATTCCTATGCCTTTTGTAATACAATCAATAAGTTTGCTTGTTTGATTGAAGCCAGCACAATTCCCGCACCGCATCGTCTTTGCTTCTTCCACAGACCCCTTGAAAATGCCTGCCTTCGCCTTCCAATAGTCCTCATTCGGCTCTTTGGGATTGGCTGGACCATAGTGTGCTATATCAATAGCTTCCTGCCTGTTCGCTAGATTTGCTTTAATGTCCTGCGTCTCAACTGGGCATTTCACTTCTTCAAGATTTGTTAATTCAGATTCTTGAATTACAATCGGAACATAGTAAACGCCTTGCTCGAGCTTCCTCTCTGCTATTGGCTTGGGTTTCACTCCCCCCTCAAATATCCAAGAGCGAACATCTTTTAGATCAAATAACTTTATGCTTTTTATAGAAGATGGCAGTATTTTGCTTTTACTTTTTAGAATGCCTATTGATTTTCCCTGTCTTTCTGACTTTATTAAGGGAGAATCTTCACTATAGCGACTTACTTCCTCGAATCCACTTGAGATTACCTCAATCAATCCAACAAGGCTTTTTCCTGCAACTCTCGGAGCGTTTGATGCTTTTATTGCTCCGTATTCAAGAGCAACTTCTACATTGTCTGTTGCATATACTCCTTTTCCATAAAGTCCATCTTTTGATGGTTGTAGTCCATTTTCTCTAATTTTTTTTAGGACATCAACAGATGTTCCGTGATAAATTGTAGTAGTTTTATTTGCGTTATCTGTTGCAACTTCTTTTGTGGCTTGACCTGAGCTTCCACCACTACCAGCCCATCTACCAGATTCATCTCTAGCTTGAGATGGGTCGTAAAACTCAATCTTTTTTGAGTTGTAGGAAAACTGGATCACGGAGCTATTCTCCGTCACGCACTTTGTTAAGTTGCTCCACTATCTTCTTGGCTCTGGTGAACCCTGCATCCCCACCCCATCCGTGCCAAGCCTGCCAGCCTTTTCCTTTTTCATCCCAGCTAGAGCCTTTCTTATCCACTTCGTGCCGTGAAAAGAAAGCCAACATCCTACGCCAAGTGCGAGGAGAAAGCTTTTTCTTTCCGATAATATCCCTAGCTCTTGCGATTCCTACCTGTGTCATTCCCCTCTCACTAGCTGGCTTATCAGCACGAACCCGAAGGGCTGATTTTGCTGAATCAATCATTCCTTCTGATGGGGTTAGATCAATGTCTGCGAGTTTCTGCATCTCAATCGCATCTAAAATCATTTCTGCATCGCTTGTAGTAAAATAGGGTGTGAGATTTGTCCTTCTCGCTCTCGCTGGCACATCCTGCTCCCCAGCCACTTCTGATGCCGTAGGGTCAATTTTAGCCGTGGGAATGGTCGTTCCAACGCTTACGCCAGACACAATCTGTGAGGCTTGCTCAACGCTAATCGTTGGGAAGGCAGAGGTAATAATGGCAACCGCACCATCTTTTGAGATCGCACCAACAGAGACAGCGTTCATTACATTGATCAGCGAGGATACTTGTGCCCCATTGAGAGAGGGAATATCCGTTACTACCCCTTGGGGCATCGCTTCTTGAGTTGGCATTTCTGGCAGTTTCGCCTTCTCCAGTTCGGGCATCGGTGCTTCAGCTTTGAAGGCATCCGAAATATTTTCCGTAGAAACTCCAAACTCTTTTGAAAGATCGCTGGCATATTTGACCTCGTAGGCTCTTTGACGCATGGCTTCTTCATAATCTTCTCCTTTTGCTCCGTAGATTTCAGACGCAGTTCGCAGTCCAGCCTTGAACTCTGAGATGTTTGCCTGCGAATCACGACCTACATCAATCGTGCTGTCAGACGGATAAATCCATTTTCCAGTAGTAAAGTTAGCATTAGGAGGAATTTTACCTCTCGAAATTCCGTCTGCGATAACAAGGTTCTTGATTTTGTCAAAAAAGCGAGCCTCAAAGATTCCCTGCCACCGCTTGAAGGTGCGAGAAGCGAGAGCCATCTCAAGCCGAACAGTTGGACCACCTAGCTTTGAAAGGTCGTAGCAGAATCCAAAAGGCAGATTAAATGCAAGGGCGATCATATGAACAATCAAATCCACATAGCCTTGAAACGCTGAAGAGGGACGATTGCTCTCAAACATCTTCATTTCCGAGCCAGTAGGGATATAATTAATCTGTCCCCTCTGCATATTCTCAATGTTCATCGTGTTGCCGTAAGAATCTGTCTGTGCTTGGTTGAAATAGGATGCGGGATCGTCTGCTGATCCTGTGGCATTCGAGATGGTCATAATGCGGAAAGCAGCGTTTTTGACTGCCAGATTTTCCGCTTCCATCGTTTCAGCAAGGTCTTTGCAGTAGTTGATGACAGAAGCAAGATGGCTACGACCACGCACCTCATCTAGGCGAAGCGGGTCATAGATAAAAAGGAAAGAAGATGCTGGGACTTCCTGCTCGTCTGTGTAAAAATTGCCCTGCGTCCTTCGATAAACTTTGTATGACTTTGTGCGTCCGTGTTCGTCAAAGTTCACGCCACCGATGTAAGACTGAGAGGATGTGGGGTTATCAAACATTCCACCAATACGATCTGCCTCTACTGCTTGTAGCCTTAGATCCGAATTGGGATCAACTTGCCCATCAATAGAGTTTTCCCTTGTTATAACAAAGCCAACATCTCCGTCACGAAGGACAGAGCGAAGTGCAAGGTGCGAAAGAGATTCAAAATTCTGCCTGCCAAAGTAATCACAACGCTTACACCAGTTAGACCAGTAATCTTCATATACTTGGTCGATGGCTCTATCTCCAGTTCGGGACATATAGCGAAAGTTGCCAAGTGCATACTGCGAAAACTTCAAAAGAATCGAGCGAATAATCGGGTTGTTGTCCTCAAGTTCACGACCAGCACGAATAAGTTGAAGCCTCTCGTATGTGGAGTAATAGCTTTCACCACCAGACAATGGCAAGGACGGACGCCTATCACGGCTAGGATAAGCACCAGCGAAGCGAGTAAACTCCGTGAGTTTGCATTTATCAGCAAGTCTCTTCAGCCCAAACTTGGGATTTAGAGTGCTAATCGCTTTTTCGAGGAAGTTTAGCTGTGCCATATACTATTTTTTCTGACAACTTCCGCTTTCATATGGCTTCACTCCAGCCACAGGCTCATATCCCTCCCAGCATCTTCCCTCGTCCTTGCCCATATCTTCCTTCGTGGCTTTTTTGCGGAGAAGATCAATATTATATCCAAGTTTCTGAATGTATTGCATCGCATCGTCATAGTAGTGAGCAACGATGTTCGTATCTGTGGTCGGAGGGATTTTGGTATTTACTTGGTAAGCCCGAGCGATGGCTTCCTTTGGCTCTTTTACCAGTTCATCTTGAACCCGATAATATTCCTTTACATCTTCCTCGCTAGATGGATGTTCTGCCCTTGTAATTTTATGAGACAAATCCATCAGTTGTTTGAAAAGATTGACGGCTTTGCTCGAAGAATCGAGCATTTCAATGGCTTTATCGAGTAGGTTTAGAATATTCATAGTGTCTCCTTATCCCAATGTCAGCAGATATTTGAGCCTATTCAAGTCACCGACAATCTCATCTCTGATATTTAACAGATCGGTGTCTGTTGGCTTAATGCTTTTGGGGAATTCGCCCATAAGAAAATCAATTGTTTGGTTGGCTAGTGTAACACCGCTACCATCCACGAGATTGTTTAGGGTGATGTTGAAGTTTGCTGTGGCATAGGCTCGCCCATACTTTCCGAAGTAAGTTTCGAGAAGTTTATCAATAGCCTCGTCTAGTATCTCATAAATGTTGCCAAATGCCTTGTGATGAGAGTAGCTTTTGGTCTGCCAATGGTAGATTCGAAACTGGTTCTGAACATTTAGCAGACGAGTAACGATCATATCCCCATTGTTCTTTGGGGCTAAATCAGTCAGATACTCCACAGGAATCCTGTTCACATCCAGTTCGGTCTTGCGTTCCTCGACCTTTGAGATCAATTTGTCGATATAATTCATATTAAACGCTATTTATATCAACTTTTCTAGTTTCTACCGCCGTTTGAGTAGTCGGGGAATGTGCGGTTGATTCTTGCTCTTGGTCCAGCCAAGCGATTGATCGCAGCTGTGCATTCCATCACAGTATTCTGAAGTTCTTGCAGATTTGCCCTCGTAAGTTGCCGTCCGCCAATGCTATATGAAGCACCAGTTTTGAGGATAGCTTCGATTGCATTCAAAGTCTCTGTGCGAATCTGTGTAACAGTTGCCAGATCCAATCCATAATAAACCCCTTGTACGGCCATGCTATTTATATCCCTGTCAACTTATTCATTGGGTTCTTTCCAAACTTGCCCTTTTTTATCTAGGTCGCAAGACAAAAGCATAACTTTGCTATAAAACTTGTATCCTATGCCTGTTTTTAGCATAAAAATGCTGTATTTATCCCCTATGTGGTAAAGAAGCCAAGATAAGAGAACTCTCATACTTTCTCCAGTTCTATCTTATCCATCTGCTCGACCTTCTCTTCAGCTAGGCCATCTTGAGGAACTGGCATACATCCAGACAGCATCGCACCTACAAGATTCATACATTCGCAATCTCGCAAGTGATTATCCTTTTTAACCCTATGCCAGATGAGTCTTGTTCGGCCAGTAAGAGGATTGTACTTGGGTCTTTTTACCTCTGCGTTCATATGGTTGTGCCAATCATCGGGTGCATCGTCTGGGATTTCCCACTTGCCCATTTTGCCAGTACGAAGCATCTGCACCATATCTTTAATGGTTGGGTTTGACCAGCGAATAACAGGACACCTTGGCCTCGCAAGACCTTCTGATTGTGCGTTGCGATTTGTTCCAGACAAAGGATCGCCCCATTGCATCGAGGAATATGGTCGGTTTACTCGCATCTTACCGCTTGTGTGGGCAAAAAGAGGAGCATCGCTACCGAGCAAACAAGTCCAGCCGTAGCGACAAGCTTGGTAATAGACATCCCTCGTCTGATCTGCCGAATCCACAAACACCATTTTATCATCCACTTTCCAATCTAGCTGTGTTGCTCGCAGGGAATCCCAAGTTTCTAGCCTTCCGCACCACTCCAAGCGAGACGAACCATCCAGCTTCCACGCACGAATTGTGACCCACATATGGAAACCACCACCCTCTTGAATGTCGGCAGAGATGATTCTTCGCTGGGAATCTTTCCATTGTTCCCCCATCCTGTACCCAGAGCCAGATACCCGAACAGGCTCTTCGTCATTCTGCTCCACCCAAGGCTGTCCGAGAACTGAATTCACAAAGTCTTGTAGCCCCATAATGCTTTTCTTGTCGTTGATAAACTTTACAGCCAGCTTCCCGAATGTCTCCCAAGGGCTATACAAACCAGATAAGTGATAGGATTTGATGTTCGGTTCTGGGTTTGGATTGGCAGGCTTCCACTTCCCAAGCCGTAGCATCTTGGTTTTGTGTCCGTCTGTGATCTTTCCCTTGCAACTAGGACATTCGTAATACGCACTAGCCCGAACTCTCTCATTGTCCCACTCGCCATTTTCTCCCTTTGCTGTGGCATCCCACTTCACATTCGGCCAAGTAAGAACTTGAGTTTCCGCACAGAAAGGGCAGGGAACATGGA